ACGACTGCGGTGAGAAGTACATCAAGAGCAGGGACGGGCGCATTACCTTCTCTTTTGCTGGCCTAGACCGAAGCATTGACAGCGTGAAATCAAAAGGGCGCATTTTGCTTTGCTGGGTGGATGAGGCTGAACCCGTAACCGATAGCGCCTGGACGGTGCTGATACCGACGTTGCGGGAAGAGGGCGAAGGTTGGAGCGCTGAACTGTGGGTGACATGGAACCCGAAGCGCAAGAATGCAGCGGTTGAGAGCCGCTTCAGATTCTCGACAAACCCGCGCACAAAGGTGGTGGAGCTGAAGTGGCGGGATAACGAGAAATTCCCCGCCAAGCTGGAGCGTGACAGGCAGGCAGATAAGGTAGAGCGCCCCGACCTGTACGGGCATGTGTGGGAGGGTGAATACATCTCTGCCATCGATGGCGCTTACTACGCCGCTAGCTTGAGGCAGGCGAAGGAGGAGGGGCGCATCACCGCCGTAGCTGCTGACCCGCTATTGACGCTGCGGGCGTATGTGGACATTGGCGGCACGGGCAAGAATGCGGACAGCTTTGCGCTGTGGGTAGTGCAGTTTGTAGGCTTGCAGGTACGTGTGCTTGACTACTACGAGGCGCAAGGCCAGCCAATGGCAGCGCATGTGGAGTGGATGCGTAGCAAAGGCTATGTGCCCAGCAGGCTACAGATATGGCTACCACACGACGGGCATACGGCTGATACGGTGTTTGCCGTGACACCAGCAAGCGCATTGCAGCAGGCAGGCTATGCCGTGACGGTTATCCCGAATCAGGGGCGCGGTGCAGCGATGAAGCGGGTAGAAGCAGCCCGAAGGCTGTTCCCGTCTATCTGGTTTAACGCTGACACGACCGAAGCGGGCAGGGAGGCGCTGGGCTGGTATCACGAGAAGCGCAATGAAGACCGCGATATTGGGCTCGGTCCTGAGCATGATTGGAGTAGCCACGGGGCTGATGCGTTCGGGCTGCTGTGCTGCGACTACGCGCTACCAGCGGCTGAGCGTGAAATTACTTACAAGCGGAGGTTTTTAGCATGAACAAGAAAGAGCGAATCAAGGAGCTGCTGGACGCGCTGGCCATGGGGCGGCGTGATGTGACGGAAGAGCTGGCAGAGCTGTTAGCCGAAGTGCAGGAAGCCAAGCCAGCTAGCAGAGCCAAGAAGGCGGCAGAATGAAGCGCATGGACGATGATGAGCTGCTGCGCGTGCTGCGCCAGCAGGCTGATGATGCGTATAAGTACGACGAGGCTGTGTTGCAGCCAGCACGCGAAGAGGCGGTGAAGGCGTATGTGCGCAAGCCCTACGGAAACGAGGAAGATGGGCGCTCGCAGGCTATCACTTCTGATGTATTCGACATTGTCGAGGGCATGTTGCCCGATTTGGTTGAGGTGTTTATCAGCAGCGACAAGGCGGTGGTGTTTGACCCCGTAGGCGCTGAAGACGTGGAGAGCGCAGAGCAGGTGACCAACGCTTGCAACTATGTGTTTTACAAGCAAAACAACGGCTTTCTGACGCTCTACACGGCAGCAAAGGACGGTTTGTTGCTGGGTACTGGCTGCGTTAAGTGGTACTGGGAGGATAAGCGCACGCCTGATTTTGTTACTTATCACAACTGGACAGAGCTGCAAATCGTTCAATACCTGATGACCGAGCCAGATGTGGAGCTGGTGGGCAAAGAGCCTGTGGAGCGCACAGAAGGCGCATTGCAGGCAGAGGCACGTGAGGTGCTGGAGCAGTTGGAGTTGATAGAGCAGCCAGAGCTGTTCCATGTGAAGTTCAAGCGGGTGAAGCGGCGCGGCATTGTCAAGCTGGCGAATGTGCCGCCTGACCGCGTGCTGATTAGCCGCGAACATAACAGCGTGCTGCTGGATGACTGCCCGTATGTGGCGCACTATGACGAGAAGAGCTTGTCTGACATTGTGCAGATGGGCTACAAGGTGGATGAGGATGATGTGAAGGCAGCATCACTCGACAGCATAGGCGCGCGGCTAGAGAGCTACAGCGACGACAAGGAAGACCCGCTAGACCCAGCGATTGTAAAGGGCTGGCTGGTTGAAGAATACGTGCTGGTGGACTATGACGGTGACGGCATAGCGGAGCGCAGGCGCATTGTGCGGCTGGGTGAGAAGATTTTGGACAATGAGGAATGCTCGCACGTCCCCATCGCTGGCTGGTCGCCATACCTGATAAGCCAACGCTTCTACGGCATGTCTGTTGCGGAGTTGGTGCTGGATTTTCAGAAGATAAACACAGATATTTTGCGCCAGTCGATGGATAACCTGTACTTGGCAAATAACCAAGAGACGGTGGTGCTGACGGATGCAAGCGGGAACCCGCAGGCAAACATTGATGACCTGCTTAATCGTCGCCCTGGTGGTATCTTGCGCGAAAAGGCAGCGGGAGCGATTCGCCCCTACATGCAGCAGTGGGTGGGTATCCAGGCACAGCCGATGGTGGAGATGCTCAACGTGGCCAAGGAAAACCGCACAGGCTACACGCGCTACTCGCAGGGGCTCGATGCCAATAGCCTGAATAAGACGGCTACGGGCGTGTCCATGATTATGAATGCCAGCCAAAAGCGCACGAAGCTGATGGCACGCATCATGGCGGAGGCGCTGGTTGTGCCGATATTCAGGGGCATATTCAAAACGCTGACGGATTACAACATGGAGAAGCTGGCATTTCGCCTGCATAACAAGTTCGTGCAGTACGACCCGCAAGAATGGCGTGACCAGTACGATATGACCGTGAATGTGGGCATTGGGCAGGCTGATTCGCAGGCGCAGATGGCTATGCTGCAACAGATAGCTCAGGCGCAAATCATAGCGGCGCAAAGCCCGTATGCGGCGCAGTTGCTCGATGCCAAGCGGGTGTACAACCTGCAAGCCCGAATCGCTGAAGAGGCAGGCTTCAAGAACCCGAATGAGTTCTGGCAAGACCCTGCCAGCGTGCCGCCGCCAGAGCCAAGCACGCCGCCGCAGGTGATGATTGAGCAGCAGAAGCTGGAAATGCAGCAAAAGCAGCACGAGGACAAGCTGCAAGCCGATGTGCAAAAGGCGCAGGCTGGCTTTCAGATTGACTTGGAGAAGCACCGCATGACGCTCGCACACAATGCAGAGCAAGCGGAGCTAAACAGGCAGGCGCATATGCAGCGGCAAGAGGGGGTGATGCATGACAGGCTATGAGCAAGAGCGTGACCGAGGCGCTGACGCACAAGCGCTGCTGGATAGCCCGCTACTCAATACCGCGCTCGATGCGATTGAGCGTGAGGTGATAGCGGCGTGGGAGCAATGCCCCGCGCGTGATAGCAGCGGGCGTGACCAGCTCTGGATGCTGTTTAAGGTAAGCAAGAACTTTCGCGCCTTGCTGCTGGGTTATGTGCAAACAGGCAAGTTGGCGCATGAACAGTTAAGAGTGGAGAAGCTCAAGCGATTCGGATTGTTTTAACGGGTGCAGCCGCCCGATTTTGGCCTCTGTTGTGAAACATGCCGTACCGCCCGCAGGCTGCATGTGGGCTGGTTTGACTTATGGGTGAATACATGGAAGACACCAACCAAGATACAGGAGTGTCGTTAGATGAGCTGGCTAACGCACTACCTGATGACGCTGAAACCGATGAGGTGGAGGCAACAGAGGGGGAGCCAGATGCAACCGATTCGGAAGCAGATGATTCGCAAGATGACGCTGATGATGGCATGGTTGATGCGGAGTATGACGGCAAAACCTACCGCTTGCCGCCTGAGCTCAAGGATGCGTTACTGCGCAATGCGGATTACACCCGTAAGACGCAAGAGGTGGCAGAGCAGCGCAGGTATGTAGAGCAGCAGCATGAATCGCTGCAAGCTGTGCGGCACGCGATGAATGCCACTTTTGATAAGGCCGTGGAGCTGCGCGAAATGCAGTCACGCATTGCCCAGCTTGAACAGTTGGACTGGCAAGCGTTGGCGGGGCAGGATGCGACAGAGGCCACAAAGCTGAACTTTGCCTATCAGCAGCTACAGCGCCAAGCAGCGGAGAAACAAGCAGAGATGCAGCAAGCGTACGCACAGCAGCAGCAACTGGAGGCGCAAAACCGCCAGCAAGTGTTGCAGGGTGAGTTCCAACGCTTGAAGCAGAGCCTTCCCGCTTTCAACGAACAGACAGCGGCGCAGATACGAGAGGCAGCCCGCTCCTATGGAGTAACGGACGCTGAACTTGATTCGATTCTCGATTCTCGCTACGTGCATGTTCTACACGATGCAATGCAATGGCGCAATTTGCAGGCGCAGAAGCCGCAAATCATGAAGAAAGCCGCCGAAGCGCCGCGTGTGATTAAGCCGCAAGGTGGAGCACAGCGACCGCGCGGGCAGGTGGCATTGCAAAAACTGAAAGCTAACGGGCGGGTGGAAGACCTCGCTTCTCTCTTATAAAGGAATTGAAATATGGCACAGCCAGCAAATACCCGTGATACGTACGGGACAGTAGGTATACGTGAGGACTTGCAAGATAAGGTGTACATGGTTTCGCCAGAAACCACGCCTATCGTATCGCAAATCAAGCGCCTGAAGGCTTCGCAAAAGCTGCACGAGTGGCAGCGTGATGCGCTCAATACGCCAAACAAGGATAACGCGGTGATTGAGGGCGATGACCGCTCTGGCACTGCGCTGCAAACCACACAGCGCGTGGCTAACACGACCCAGCTCTTTGACTATGTAGCCGTTGTATCTACCACGCTGCAAAAGTCGAAGATTGCGGGGCGCTCGGACGAGATGAAGTACCAAGTAGCGAAGAGGTTCAAGGAGCTTAAGCGCGATATGGAAGCCTCTATCTTGTCGGATAACACCGCAGTGCAGGGCAATAGCACCACGCCACGCAAGAGCGCAGGTTTGGGCGCAATGCTCTATTCCAACATCAACGTGGGCGCTGGCGGCTCTGTGGCGGCGCATACCAGCGGCATGGCTACGACTGCGCCCGTTGGCGGTACGGCACGCGCGTTTACCGAGGCGATGTTGAAGGACATCATGCAGAAGATTTACACCAACTCTGGTGAACTGCCTTCTATCGTGTCTATGACGCCTTCGCACAAGGGCGCTTTCTGCGGCTTTACGGGCATTGCAGGCACGCGCTTTCAGGTGAAGAAGGGGCAGCAGGCGGCGATTGTGGGCGGGGCTGATGTTTATATGAGTGATTTTGGCGAGCTCACCGTTGTGCCTAACTATGTGCAGGCTACGGCTAACCCCAATACGGTGTTTGTGCTCAATCCCGATTCGCTGGGTCTGGCGTATCTGCAACCGTTTACCTCTACGCCTCTGGCTAAGACGGGGCACAACGAGAAAGAGATGGTTTCGGCTGAAGCCTGCTTGGTAGTCGAGTCCGAGAAGGATTGCGGGCAGATTAAGGGCTTGACCGCCTAATCTAGCCACATAGCAGCTAGCCCCCTGACCAGCAATGGCAGGGGGTTTTTCTTTGGGAACTGGATATGACGATTGTTTACCGCGAATATGACAAGAACACGGGCATTTTGACCAATGTCCACAAGACGGAAACACAGACCGTTATTGACAAGCAGTATGACGCAGAGCCGCTGATTAAGACGGCAGCCGAGATGCGGGCAGCAACAGAGGGGCAGCGCTGGGGAGAGATGCGCCATGTTGGCTTTGTGCCGATGGCAGAGCTGGGCAAGATGATGCGGCAAGACGGCAAGGTAGACCAGAAGCGGTGTATTCAGTTCCTCAAGGAAAACCCGATATTTACGACCTTTAGCAAGGTGCTGAAATGACCAATTACGGCGAATTGCTTGCAGCAGTGGCAAGCTGGATGGACAGGGATGATTTGACATCTGTGTTGCCCTCTTTCGTTGCGCTGGCTGAAGAGGATATGCAGCGCCATTTGCGCGTGCGCGAGATGGAGCAAGACTTTACCGCTACGACGGACGGGCGCAGAGCGCTGTTGCCCGCTGGTTTTCTGGCTTTCAAGACGCTGTACCAGCAGGGCAGGGCAGTTAGCCCGCTACAGGTGCAGTCGGTAGAGCAGGTGAATGCAGCCAGTGGCGCTGCGCTTGCCATGTATGCCATTGATGGCGCACATCTGCTACTCAATGCAGATGCAGGCGTGCAGGGCGTGATGTATCAAGCCGCGCCTGCTTTGAGCGCCACACAGCCCACCAATGCGCTGCTTGCAGTGTATCCGTCGCTGTACCTCTTTGGCGCTTTGCGCTATGCGTGCGCTTATGTGCGCGATGGCGAGGGTGAGATGGCACATGCGGCGCAGTTTCAGCAAAAGGTGGAGGCGGCGAACAATATGGACGCTGGCATCCGCTTTGCTGGCGCTTTGCGCTCGAGGTTGGCATGATGATGACACCGCTGATTGGCTACGCGCCTGATGCCGATAGCACCACTGCGGGCGTGATTACCGATTGCAGCAATCTACTGCCTGACTTGCAGGGCATGAGCGCAGCGCCTTCGCCGATGAACGCTGGCATTGCGCCTTTGCCGCAAGCGTGCAGTGGCGCTGCTGTGGTGACACGGCTCGATGCACAGCGCAGGCTGCTGGCTGGTACGCGCTCTACGCTGTACGAGTGGCAGCAAAGTGCATGGGCGGATGTTGTCGCTGGCGGCGCAATAGAGAGTGATGCGCGCTGGTCGCTGGCGCAGTACGGCAATACGACGCTGGCTGCAAACGGCGCAACCAAGCTGCTGCAATCGGATGCTGGTGCTTTTGCGCCTGTAGCCAGTGCGCCCGTGGCTAAGGTGGTGTTTACGGTGGGCGCGTTTGTGATGGCGCTCAATACGTCTGAAGCGCAAGACCAGTGGCACTGCTGCGCGGCGTATGACGCGGGCAACTGGGTTACGTCTATTGATACGCAGTGCGCCAAGGGGCGGCTGGTGGCTACCAATGGGGCGCTGACTGCTGGTGCGCGGCTGGGTGAATATGCTATTGCCTACAAGGCTAAGTCGATGTATATCGGGCAGTATGTGGGCGCTCCTGCTGTGTGGCAGTGGGCGCAGGTAGCTGGCGGCGATGCTGGCTGTGTGGGGCAGGACGCGCTGTGTGACATTGGCGGCGCGCATTTCTTTGTTGGTGAATCGGGGCTGTTCCTGTTTGACGGTACGCGCCCTGTGCCTGTAGCCGATGGGCAGGTGCGGCAGTGGTTCTTTGACACGTCTCATCATCAATACCGCTACAAAACGCAGTGCGTATATGACGGGCACAACGACCGCGTGTTTGTGTTTTTCCCAAGCAAAGGCAGCAGCGAAAACGATATGGGGCTGGTGTGGCATGTGAAGTCAAAGCGCTGGGGGCGCTGTGATATGCGCGTGCAAGCGGCGCTGAATTACATAGACAGCGGCATTACCTACGACACGCTCGATAAGGCGGGCGCAAGCTATGACGCTCTGCCACGGGTTACTTATGACTCGCCATTCTGGCTGGCAGGCGGCAAGGCGCTGGCAGTGTTTAACCAAGCCCATCAGTTGCAAACGCTCACTGGCGCGGCGGGCGAATCTTCATTGACTACGGGCGATTATGGCGATGATGCCGCGCTTTCACGCCTCAAGCGGCTGCGCGTGCGCTACCTGCAAGCGCCTGATGCTGCGCAGGCGCAGGTGTTTGCCAAGCGCAATAGCGGCGAAATGCCAAAAACAGGCAAGGCAGGGCAGATGCGCGATGGCAAGTTTGATGTGATGCAAACGGCACGCTGGCACAGTGCGCGGTTTACGTTTCAGGGCGATGTGCGCGTATCTGCCATGGGCGCTGATTTTGTACCAGCGGGGATGCGATGAAGGCGCTCAATACCACACCACGCATTGCACAAGACCCGCTATTGCAGCGCGAATTGACAGAGCACGCTACGCTGGTAAATGCGCTCTCGGAGGGGCGAATCGCTGCGAATGTGAATGCCCGTATTGCGCCGCCAGTGGGCTTGTATGTGCAGGGTGACTTTGTGCGCAACAGGCACACGCAAGAGATGGGCGAAGCGGGCAGCAAGTATGTGCTGTTTGGCTGGATTTGCACGGCAAGCGGTGACCCCGCTACGTTTGTGGAAGCACGTTTACTGACGGGGAACTGATGGAACTGAAACTGATACAGCAGCAGTTTGTGGACTACGCATGGCGCGATGGGGCGGATTGCCTGGAGAGAGCATGCGCCGAATCGGGCGGAGATATTACCGCTGACCAGCTCAAGATGCTGATTGCGCGCGGTGAGCGCCAACTGGTGAAGCTGGTTGATATGGGTGAAACAGAAGGTTGGGCAGTGTTTCGCATTGACCAGTTGCCCAATATGCGGGTTTTCATGATTACCGAGCTGGTGGCGAAAGACCACGGGCGGTTTTTCGAGGAAGTAAAGAACATGGCGCGTGCATTTGGCTGTTCGGTTATCCGAGCAGCAGCCAAACCAGCGCAAGAGCGGCTCTACCGCATGAAATGCGGCTTTGAGCCTGTATATACGATTGTGGAGGTACAAATATGAGCAGCGGAGGTGGCGGTGGCGGCTCTTCAGTCACGCGACAAGAGATTCCAGCGGAGTTAAAACCGCTAGCAACGGAATACACGAACAAGGCAATCGGGCTATCCAATCAGGGCTATCAGGCATACGGCGGGCAGCGTTATGCCGATATGAACCAGATGCAGGGTGCTGGCGTAAATATGATTGCTGACCGTGCATTGAACGGCAGCCCAGTGATGAACCAAGCCAACAGCACGCTGATGCAAACCATGCAGGGCGGCAATACCAACCCCTACCTTGACCAGATGGTGCAAAAGGCGCAGGGCTCGGTGCAGTCTAACTACAACACGGCGGCTATCAATTCAGGCTCTTACGGCAATTCAGGGCTGGCAGAGCAATACCAGCGCAATCTGGGCGATGTGGCTACGCAGATGTACGGCAACGCCTACAACAGCGACCGCGCGCACCAGATGAATGCCTTGCAGCTAGCGCCACAGTTCGGCAATCAAGCCTATCAGGACGCATCACAACTGATGAATGCGGGCGGCGCGGTGCAAGACCAGCAGCAGCGCCATCTGGACTTTGGCTATCAGAACTATCTCGACCAGCAAGCCTTGCCGTACAAGCAACTGGCGGCTATGTCTGGCGTGTTTAACAGTAACTTGGGTGGCACTGCCACGACAACACAAAATTCAGGTGGAGGTAAATAAATATGTTCCCATTGCTCTTGCCATTGGCTGGCGCTGCTGCTGGCGCTTTAATCAATAAAAACGACCCGTTCAAAGGTGCTGCTATCGGCGCACTTGGTGGCGCGGCTGCACCTGCTGCACTGGGCGCACTAGGTGCTGGTGGCGCTGCTGCTGGCGCTGGCGGCGCGGCTAGTATGACTGGCTTGGCAAGCTCTACCCCTTTGATGACTGGCGCATTCCAATCTGGCGCGATTGGCAGTGCCATTCCTGCTTCTGCCATGGGTGGCGGCTTGCTTGGTACGTCTGGCGCTCTAGCTGGCATGTCTGGCGCTGGTGCTGCTGAAGCTGGCGGCTTGCTTGGCGCTATGAAGCCAGTTGCAGGTGCAGCTATGACGGGCATACAGGCAGCGCAAGCGATGCAGCAACCAGAAGAGCAAATGCCACAGCCGCCCCAGTTAATGCCGCCTAGTGGCATGGGTTCGCAGTCGCTGGCACAGTTAGCCCAAGGCGTGCAGCAAGATTACGCCAGCCGCTTCCAACCATTGCCAAAGAGGTTTTAACTATGGCAGGACTGCTTGATTTTTTCAAATCACCCGAAGGGCAGGGGCTGGTGTCTGGCATTTCTGGATACGCTGCTACGGCACGACGTGGCACGCCGATTAACAACATCGGGCGTGGGCTGCTGGCTGGAACGGCTGGGTTAAATACTGCGCTTGACAAGCAAAAAGAGGTTGAAAAGCAGCAGATGATGAAGTCTTTCTTCGGCATGGGCGCACCTGCTGGGGCTAGTCAAAACATGCCAGCATCGGGGCAGCAACCTATGCCAGCAGGAGTGCAACAACCGATGGGCGCAGCACAGCCCGCTGGTTTGGCTGGCAAGAGCATTGACCAGATAGCGGCGGCCAAAGCGCTGATGGGCATTGATGTGCTTGAGCCGTGGAAAGTTGCACAAAGTGGCGTTCCAGTTTCGGCAGGTTATCGCGTTGTCAATGGGAAGTTGCAACACTTGCCAAATGTAGACAAGAACATGAACTACGACCCTGTGAGCGGGCAAGCGTATGCAGTGCCTGGCACTATCGAAGCAGAAGCAGCACGCGCAGGCGCTACTACAGCGGCTACAGAACGTGCCAAATTACCGTATGCAGTAGAGCAAGATAGAGCCAGACAAACACTGTCCGCAAACCTTGATGTAATGAAGGTAGTAGGCGCTGATGGCAATGAGTATTACGTTCCGCGCGGGCAGGTGGCAGGTTTTGGCGGTGGTGTGCAGGGCGGTGGCGGCGTGCTAAATGGTGGCGGGCAGCAGCAGGGGCAGCAGGGCGGCTATATAGCCAGTCTCAACTCTGTAGCGCAACAGTCGCAGCAGCACCTTATCAAGGATTTTATTGATAACACTTACCGTCCTGTTGTAAGTGCTGGCGAAACGGCGCAGTCGCACCTGGGCTCTATTGCGGCATTGCGCAACATCAACATGCAAACTGGCTGGGGGGCTGATGCGATGGCACAAGGCGCTGAAATACTAGCGTCTATGGGCATCAAAAAAGCTGAAAAACTCGCAACATCGGCGCAACAGTTCAACTCTGTTGTTTACGAAAAGCTGATGGAAGAACAGAAAGCGCAGACAGGTCCGCAAACAGAGAAAGACTTCAAGAACATCCAGCAAACGTGGGTGAAGATTGGCAACACGCCACAGGCAAACGCTTTCATTCTTGACCTTGCCGAAGCGCGTGCAAATGCTGCAAAACGCAAGGCAGAGTTCTACGGCAAAGCCATGTCTATTGCTGATACTCCAAAAGACTACTTAAGCGTAGATGCGCACTGGCAAAAGGTACAACGCTCGCTGTTTGATGACCCAGTGATGCAGAAATGGAAGCCTCAGAAGAAAACAGGAAGCTAAACAATGGCAACACAGCTACACGAACAGGCACTTGGCAATGCCAACGTGCAGAACTTCTTGCGCATGCTGGCAACTGCCGAAGGTACGCTCAAAAAGGGCGCTGACCCTTACCGTGTAGGCTTTGGCGGCTCGCAAATTGCAGACTTGAGCGCGCACCCAAACATTGTTAAGTCTTTCAGGCAAACAGACGGCAAGATGAACAAAACATCTGCCGCTGGCGCGTACCAGTTTCTTAACAAAACGTGGACACCGCTACAGCAGCAGCTAGGGCTGAAAGACTTCAGCCCGCGCAGCCAAGACATAGCGGCAATTGAGCTAATCAGGCAAGCAGGTGCGCTCGATGACATCACGCGCGGCAATTACGGCAATGCCATCAAAAAGACGGGGCGCATATGGGCAAGCCTTCCAAGCAGCCCGTATGCACAGCCCAAACGTTCCAGTTCATTTATCGAGAAAGCACTCGGCATATCCAGCGCACATGCTGGCACATTGCCGCCGCAGCCTATGAAACCACAAAAAGACAAATGGGACGCTCTGGTTGAGGAGTTTTCCACACCACAACAAGCGCCACAGCAAGCGGGGCAGGGCGCACCAGCACAGCAGCCAATGCAGCAGCAGGCAGCGCCACAGGCAGATAAGTGGGATGCGCTGGTAAAAGAGTTTTCAGCGCCTCCACAGCCTGCGCCTACTCAAGCGCCAGTTGCCCCTGTACGCATACAGCAGCCTGCACCTGTGCAAAAGCCAGTGCAGCAGGCGCAAAGCGGCGGGAAGATGAGTGCTTCCAATATGTTGCTGAAAGCCACAATTCCCTTCGTTTCTTCTGCTGCAACCAAGCCAAGCGGCAAGCTATCTGCTGTTGATAGG